CACGTTCCAAGTGTACACCGCGCCGAACATGCCATCCAACAACGCCAACTTGGTTGGCTTTGGCGGATCAAAGTCCGCGCTGGTGATCGCTACGCGCACGCCGAACGATTACACCACGGTGATGCCGGGTGCATCATTCGGAAACGTGCAAATGGTGACTGATCCCGATTTGGGAATCACGGTCATGCAAGTGCAATACGTCAATCACGTGCTTGGCACAGCCACGAGCCGCATCGCTCTGATGTACGGCGTGGCGGCAGGACAGACTGCGGCTGGACAGCTTATCAAGGCTGCGGCTGGAACAGGCTCTGCACGCTAAGTTCGTTTAATACCCTGTCCCGCCTAGACAGCGGGACAGAAATTAGATGAAAATCGACGCACAGAACGGCTGGTACAAAGGCGTGGGCGACATCGTCTGTTTTGCTTGGCTGGGCGAAGGCTTGATCCAGACCGGGCATGAAGTCGAGTTCTATGCCACCGACTGGCGCGAAGAAATCTTCAAGATGTTCCAGATGCCGGTCACGAATGACCCACGAGATGGGAAACTGACCCACATCGGATACGAGACAGCGGTCAAAATCAATTCGCCTTTAAGTTACATCGAATGGATGGCGCACCACCTCTCCGTGGACAGCCCTCCCATGCGACCTCGTCTGGAACTTGTTCCAATGGACAGAGAAATGGGCAGGAGAGACAGCGCCGATGTCCTGATCTTCCCTTACAGCTATTCTCCGGCACGGAGTTGGCCCCGCAATTATTTCGTAGAACTCGGACTAATTCTGAGAAACGCCGGTTTCAGCGTGAAGTTTGTACTGGAACAGCGGGACTACGCTTTTTATATGCCGTTTCACTGCATCGTTGGGCAATCATGGAATTACATTGCCGCAGCGATCCAGTCGGCACGGCTAGTAATCGGTAACGACAGTGGCCCCGCGCACTTATCGGGCACGATTGGAGCGCCAACCATCGCTGTCCAAGGAGCGACGACGGAGCGGATATATGCACACCTTCCCGATGTGATCTGCTACCGCCAGAAATCGCTTCCGTGCGCGGGATGCCATTGCCTACCTCCCAGCTACCGGGCTTCGTGCGAAGTCGGTTGCTTGGAACTTTACCGAACTTTTCCAGAAGACGTGGCCGTGGCAGCTATGCAGTTGCTGTCACAGGAATTTTCAACGAGTGAAGAGAAAGCGGCATGATGGAATTTGGATTTGGCATGCAAGGCATTGAGGAAAAACTCTTAGGGATCGCACGTTCCGTGGCGTCCAAGTTTGATGACGTCACCTACGTCGAGATCGGAGTGGGCGAAGGCCCGACATTGACCGCCATCGCTTCCACGCTGCGAGACAATACCAAGAAGTGGCGAGCCATCGGAGTCGAACTTCCCAATGGTTATTCCTTCAACCGCCAGAAAGTGGTCGATTTCGCGAATCAGCGCGACTTGAAGCTGGATTTCGTGACGCCGAATGGGAACACTCAGCGCCCACACTGGAATCAGGTCACAGTCTTTCTCAAAGATTCACAAAGTTTCCTGACCGAGATGTGGCAAGAACCGATTCAGTTCGCCATGATCGACGGTTGCCACGGCAAGCCTTGTGTGATTCTGGATTTTCTGGCGTTGGAAGTCTGGATGGTCAAGGGAGGGTTAGTCATGTTCCACGATTACGGTCTGGATCAGATCGGTCATTATCAGCCTCATTGCCCAACTGGATTGGATGTGCGCGGAGCGGTTCAAGAACTGGGCCTACTCACGGGGAAACGACAAGGATGGACTTTCAAGGAAGAACTTATTGCGAACAAGCCAGCGGGTGGCTGGGACATGGGAATTTTTCAAAAGGAGTTTTGAAATGCCATTCTGGAAAATACTGAGCGGTGACGACATCAGGCTTCTCGACACGGAGGTAACGGTGATGTCCAGCATCACTGTCTTGCAGGACGTGGATACCTGCGTCTTAAATGCCGAGACTTACGTGCGAAGCTACGTGGCCGGTGGCGGCAACATTCTTGAGCCTTCGCCAGCCGTGCCGCCGGAGTGCGTGGACGATGTGATCGCTATTGCGCGAGCCACCTATCTTTCTCAGGAACCTACCGGCACTCTGCTCACCAAAATTCGTCAGGATGAGCGTGACCGGGCCATCGCACATCTTCGCGACATTTCCAGAGCCATAGCGACCATCACTCAGGCCGACGTTCCAGCGACTTCCGAGCAGTTTGGAAAGTGGGGAAGCCAGAGCCAAATCGGCATGAGGACAAATCCCACGTGAACAAGTCATTCTCCATCTGTGCGCTGGCTATGCCTTCCTTGAGCCGCACCTTCACAGTAGAACTGGTCTGTCAGGCGCATGCTTCGCCACTGCACGTTCGGATTCGCAAAAGAATCAAACTGAGATTCAAAAAATCCTTGATGAAAGTCCTGAATTTTGCCAAGCACGAAACACTGCGGAAGCTACACCGTTACATGTATTCCCATCGCGCCCTGAGCGGTCAGGCGTATCCCGGCGCGACTAGCATGGCTTTTAATCAGGACGAGTTGTTGCAGGATTTGCAGTCCCTCCTGTATTCGGAAATGCCATCCATGCTGAGAGAGTCCGCACAATCGGCGATCCCTTCGCAGGACATTCTGGATTTCATCTCTAAAAGGGAAGACCTGCTCTCTGGATTGCCGGAAGAACTTTACCAGCGGGTCTTGACTCAAATCTCAGACGGACTGGCGGCTGGCGAAACCGTGGCCGAGATCACCAGCCGAATCGACCAGACTTTCAACGACATCGAACAAGGCACGGCGGATGTGATCGCCAACACTGAAACCGCAGCGGCTTTCAATTACGCCACCAACAATGCTGCGGCATCGGCTGGCGTCCAATACAAGCAATGGATTCACGGCGGCAGCATCGTTCCGCGAGAAGATCATCTGGCTATTGATGGATTGATCGTCCCTTTCGATGAGCCGTTCCCAGTGGGCAGTCCGCTACTCATGTACCCGCATGACCCCGGTGGCGCTCCTGACGACGTGATAAATTGTAGCTGCGTGTCCGTCCCGGCGACACTGGAACAATACGAGGCACAATAATGGTTGAGGTCAATGTAACCATCGAGCCGCAAAGCTTGGCTTATCTCAAAAAGCTGACCGACATGCCCAGCCAAGTGCCGCGAGCGGTTCAGCGCGGATTGGATGCCGGACTTGAGATCGTAAAGAACAATCTCCTCAACAAAAGATTGAGCGGACAAGGCCCATTTCCAGTTGCCCAGCATCGCTTGGGCGAAGTCACTGGCTTGCTCAAAGCCACAGTTTATGCCCGTTCAGTTCTGCAAGGCAGCAAAGTCATTGGCTACATCGGAGCGGAAGCGCCGTACGCCGGAGTCCATGAGTACGGAGCGGTAATCAGCGCCAAGAACGCACCCTTCTTAGTGTTCAAGGTCTTGGGCAGAACTGTCCGCACCAAGGAAGTGACCATTCCAGCACGCGCACCATTTACGACAGAAGTCGAATCCGAAGAGACAGAGTTCTTGATCGCGGACAGGATAGTCGGTGAAGTCCTAGAGTTAGGGAAAGAAGAATGAACGCTTTTTCCAATTTGCAGCAGGAAGTGATCGTACGGCTCACAGCCGCTGTGCCTAACATTCCTTCCCTTGTTCCAGTTAATGGTCAAGTCAACTGGATCACGGAAGACATCGGAAACCTTGCCAACATCATCACCAAGACCGTAGGCACGCTTGGCATCATCGGAATCGTGATGACTCCCGGCGGCGGGAAGCTTTACAAGATGGGTGTCTATCCGATGGCCTTGGCCTGTCCCATTGAAATCCAGATTCAAGAAAATGTCACCGTCAACCGTGGTGCCGCTGGCACCCAAATCCCTAACTTAGACCTCGTCCAGTTCTGCATGCGGCGTCTGCATCTGTGGTCGCCCACCAGTCAACGGATAAACAGAATCGAGGCCGAAGAAGTCCCGTACATGCTAGTCTCGGAACATCCCATTCTGACCTACAACGTGCGTTTCATCGTCGGCCTCACCATCACATAAAAAGGAAAGAGAACCAAAACACATGATTAAACAGTACCTACAAGTGGGGCAGGATGTGACCTATATCGGCCCCGACAAACATGAAGTGAAAGCCAAAATCCTGACCGTCTATTCAGACAGCTTTGCTCGCATTGAATGGGCGAATGGGTCAGCCGTAGCGGAACATTCGGAGTCGGGCAAGGAAAACACTTTTCGCTTTGAACAAGCCTCGTCCGAAGCGAAGAAAAAATAAACTGAGGCGAACAAACCAAGGAGTAAAAAATGGACTATACAAACCCATACGCAAAAGAGCGCCTCACTGGTCGAGGCTACTTTTTGCTGACAGGAGCAACGCAGACTGTCGATCTTGGAAACATCGAGATGTTCAAGGTCGATTTCGGAATCAAACGCAAGGAACACTTCGCGGCTCGACGCGGCGTTCTCTCGATGGATCGCTACGATGCCTTCTCATCTCAGGCGCTGTGGACGATCACCCTCGATGAGTTCGTGGGGCCAATCCTTGCCTACGCATGGGGCGGCACGGTGAACGCGAACTTTAGCCAGACCAGCGGCACGGCGGCTACGTTCAACTTTACCTATGCTCTCACAATGCTTGGAAGCGCACTAGACATCGGCAAGTACGGACTGTTCAACGCTTCGCTCACCACACCGGCTGGGAAGGTGGAGGGTTACAGTGCAGACTATGTGATCGACCGGGGCGCGGGGAAAATCTACTTCCCGCTCTCTAGCACATTGGTGGCTGGCGCAAGTGTCGTGACTTACAGTTGCCCGGCCTTGACCTACGATTCGGTCACTGCACTCACCATCCTCAACCGCAACGGCTCGCTTGAGCTACACGGTGAGGATGATTCGGGATCGGGCAAAGGCGCGGCTGCGGACGCAGTTCCGCCATCGCGCTACGTTTGGACGATTCCCTGCATCCTGAGTTGCGATACCAGCGGCGAGTTTAAGCCGGATGATTACCGCAAGTATGCGCTGGCTTGCACGGCCACTGCGCCTATGACGGTCAAGCGTCTGCAATAATTTCCAAGGGTAACAGTAACTGGACGGAGCTTGCCGCCGCTTGACGGCGGCGGTGAGCTTCCGCTAACAACAACTTATGCAACAACCATTAAAAATCGTTAAAGACGAAAAGAGTGAGGAAGAATCGCGCAAGGAAGAACGCGACAAACTGATAACAATCGCCGGTGGAGTGGAGCTTGTGGTCAAGCATCTGGACGGGAGTGCCGAGCGGGTCAAGGTGAGGCAGATTCCGGCAACGAAGTTGGAAGCCTTTATGACGAAGCTGGCCGATGAATCGACCTCAGTCTCCATCTACTGCGACAAACCTATTGAATGGGCTGACACACTGGAACAGGATAGCATCAGCGAAATCTGCGAGAAGGGATTTGAGATCAACCAAAATTTTTTGAACGCTTGGTGCCGACGCCGAGCGAGTTGGACGGAAATGTTGAACGTCGGCGTGATCGCAGACCTTCAACGGAAACTGGAAGCGTTAAACAATCTCTTAGTATCAGTAGGCTCTGCTCAGAAGTTGCCTGTTACTACCGACTTAGCCCTGCCGAAGTAGCTGAATTTTCCGGCCAGCAACTAATCATGTGGTACGAGACAGCACTCCAACAAATGGGGCTGGAAAAAGACCTCGACCTCAACATTGCCATCGCTCCGCACGCAGAGAATCCCGACCGGGTGGTGAAACAGCTTCGGGACATGCTGGCGCAATTTGGGAAGCCCATTAAATGAACAGGAAAGGAATGATCTTCTATCAGCCAGCCGGTGGTGGCGGCGGAGCCAGCGGGACGGTCAACATCCTAATCCAAATCAACGCCCAACTGGCGCAACTCAATCAGGCTGTCCAAGGGCTACAACAACTGCAAAACACCACGGTCAGCGTCAGCACAGCCAGCGCGGCTTCGATTGGGCTATTCACCACCGCGTTTGAAAAGCTGGCGGACGGCGTAGTGGCCGCGACCACAAAGGCAGCAGACGTCTTCAAGAATTTCATCGAGGACACAATCTCGATGGCGGCGAAAATCCAGACCGAGCAGTTCCCTTTGATCACAGTCCTCAAAGACAGCGGCGTGGCTGCGGAAACGATCTTGGGAAATCTCCACAGTTTGTGGCAGCAGATTGGAGTCATCAGCAGCGAGTCTCTTGGTCAGGCAGCGCGTGATCTAAGTCTGCTCGGAACACCGGCTGAGAATCTTTCCGCCCGAATAATCGAAGTAGGGAAGGCCGCAGTGGCTACCGGCGTGAATATCACCAGCATTGTCGGCGCATATCAGCGGGTGGCACAGGCCATCCGCAACGAAACCGAGCCGATGGTTCGCGGAACTGGTGAGTTTGGCAACGCCACCAACGCCGTGTTTCTGGCGCTGGAACATCACTTTGGGATCATCGGAAAAAATGCGGAGGACGCCAAAGGACAGATGCTGGCCATGTTCACGGCTGGCAAGGTCACCATCAATGACTTGAACATGGCCCTCCGTGAAGCAGCCGACACTGGCGGCATCTTCTTTGACGCTTTTGAGCGCAAGCAAGCGACGTTCGATGGCGCGGTTCAAGCCATGAAGACCGCGTGGCAGGGATTCCAATTTGAAATTGGCAAGCCGATCATTGATTTCCTCACCCCAATCATCAACAAGATCACACTGATCGGTCAAGAGTTTCAGAAGATCGCCGCAGAAAGGGGCTGGCAGGACACTCTCAAACTGGCTTGGAGCATCCTGATTGACGAAGTCATGCTGGCATGGGCTAAGGCGTGGGCCGCATTGTGGACAACTGTAATTCCAGCCACGATTGCTGCGTGGCACGCCGCGTGGGAAGCGATCAACAACATCTTGAAGCAGGGTCTGACCGCTCTCAGCAATGAAAACATGAAGAAGATGGCCGCAGAAGCAGCGGCTGCGTTCAGTAAAACCTTTGCCGATACGCTGATCGGTAACATGGATTCAGACCTCAAGGCCAAAAAGGGAGATTTGGAAGCTGCGTTGGCCGGTCTGCTGGCTCCCGGCACAGCCGCTGGCGGTCAAGTGTTGCTGCCCGGCGAAACGGAAGAAATGACCACCCGCGCCAGAGCGGCCAAGGAACTTTCGACAGCGTTGCATGAACTGGAAATGGCCATGAACGCCATCAGGCAGGAGCAGAAGCTGATCTCCGAAGCGCCTTTCATGGGGATGGATGAGAAACGTCTGGAATCAATCAAGGCATACGAAAAGGAACTGGCCAATCTCACCTACCAGATCGACAACCTCAGAAAGCAAAAAGAACTTCCCGGTCTTAACGAAGCGCAGTTGGCTCAGATCAATAACCAGTTGCAAACCGCTGGCAACCGCGTGCTGGACATCCAGCAAAAGATTTTGGGGATGGAAGCGCCGATTCGGGCGTCCCTGCAAAGATGGGCGGACAGTTTTGGAACAACTTTCGACCAGATTGGCAAGACCATCGAAGAATCGGTCAATACGGCGCTGAATTCGTTGAACGAGTTCTTGGTGACTGGAAAATTCAACGCTCAACAGCTTTTGCAGGAGATCATCAAACTGGGGCTGCAACTGATCGAACACTTGGCCATCCAGCGCGTGATGATGATGATCAATGCTGGCGAGGCTTCGGCTCAGGCTGCGATCACCGGCCCCGCCATTGCGGCGTCTATGGCACCAGCGGCCACGGCACAGACCATCGCCACATTCGGGGCAGCAGCAGCGCAAGCGCCGGGCGCAGTCGCAGCCGCACTGGCCGGTATCGAAGCAATTTTGGTGGCGCATGAAGGGGGAACAATAGGAAGCGGCTTGAGGCGCTGGCACGATGGCGGACTTTCCCATGACGAAGTGCCGATCATCGCGCAGGAAGGCGAGATCATGATTCGCCGCAGCGTGGCTCAGGCTCCCGGCATGGCGTCTTTCCTGCTTGGACTAAACAGCATGGCGTTTCACGAAGGCGGCAAGATTCCCCGATTTCATCCCGGTGGTCAAATCCCAGTGTGGAACTGGGTAAATAACACGTGGGAAATGCCAACCAGCGGAGGTGGCGGGGGCGCTGGCGAGATCACTACCGCTTTGCAGGGCATCGGCTCGCCTTCTGGAATACCGGGAAGCGGTGGCCCTCTTTGGAGTCCTTGGCCAAGCTGGCTGGCCTCGCAGCAGGTAATCACTACTGATCCCAGCGGTGCTGGTCTTGTTACCTCAACTTTAGGCGACATTCCAATTCCCGGTTCTTCCACTTTTTCAACCACGACAGCCGGAGTACACACTTCTTATCTCAACGCTTCGACCCTAGCTTATCAACCCATACCTATTTCTGTCTCTAGTCTTTCAGCCCCGTCGTGGATGAGCAGCCCAAGCAGCTATTCCGGCATGACAGGACTTTATGGCTTCGGCGGCAGCAGCTATTCTTTTGGTGGCGCTTTCGGAATTGGCACCGGCGGCTTCGGGATACTGAGTTCTGGAATTGGAGGTGGCGGAGGGTTTGTTGGGGCGCACCCAAAATATTTGCATTTCGGAGGCCCGGTGAGATTCCAAGGCGGAGGCCAGATTCGCGGTGGCAGCGCCAGTGGCCGAGGCGCAGCCGGACTCTTGGGCGGAGTCCACATTTATGCTTTCACAGACTTAAAGGCGCTCACCCGGCACATGTCGTCCCGCGAAGGGCAGAAGATCATCTTCGACACGGTAAAAGGTCGCAGCATCGACCTTGGGATATGATTGGCCAGATCATCACTTATTCCGGCGGAACCTACGGACTCCTTGTCGCGCCTCCCAACTGGCAAACCGAAGTCAAGGTCACGCTGGAACTGCCCACGGATGTTTCCAAGGAACCGATCACGTTCCAAGAGTCCCGGCGCAACTTCGCTCAGTCGGCTCGCTACAAGCTTGCCTACTCCACCTACACCACCAATGCCGCCGACTCGCAGGAACTAAGAATTTTCCTGACCCGACTGCGAGGTGAATCCATGTTCGTTCCAATGTGGCCGGATGCGTGCGAAATCCTCAACGCCGTCACCGCAGGATCGACTTCCATCACACTGTACGATCTGCCGGTTCGCTACGGCACGACGTGGATCATCGGAGCCAGCGATTTCTCCACCTATGAGATCGTGACCGTGAGCAATCTTAACCTCTCCACCAATATTGCCACGGTGTCCGCGCTGGCCAACTCGTGGGCGGCTGGCACGCTCATGTATCCGCTGCTTCTTGGACGTTTTGAAGAGCGACCGCAACCCACGGCTTTCTCCGATGAGACTGCGGAGACTCCGTTCAAGATCAAGGAGAATTCGCAGTTTGCCTACCGGCTGACTCCGGCCACGGTGACCCTGCCTACGGTCGGCTCCAACATCCCGGCTTTTTCAGCTTTGCCCAAGTGGGACATCTATCCCAACTACGTCCGTCCGCTGGACTGGACAGAGATGCCGGATGTCGTGTACGAACAGGTAGGATTTTTACGGGACGAACAGATTCGCGCCTACGACCATCGCAACCACCGTGGACTGGAATTTGAGTTCTACCAGAACAACCGAACCGATCTCAACAAAGCCGAATACTTCTGGCGGGACAGGCGAGCCACCACGCTGCGTTTCATGGTGCCGACTTTCCGTGGCGATCTGCGGCTGCTGTCTGACACTGGTTCAATCACGCAGACTGGTCGCGTGGCGCTGGAAGATGGTGTCAGCCTGATCCTCTTGGAAGATGGAAGTGGTGGACTGCTCTTGGAAGCTTCCACCGGCAACCTGATCCCCTGCGAGAAAAGCCAGTTCAGTAACCCATCGAGGGAAGCCCAGCCGGGCGATCCTTATATTGCGCTGATCTCTCAAAGTGGCTTTGTCGATCCTTATCAGGTGAGCGTGACCGATCTTCCTAACGAAACCGATCTAGTTGCCACGGTGACAGTCGCTACCTATCCCGCAGCCAGCACTATTGTCTCCAATTTTCTCTTGGCGCGGTTCAATGATGCCACCTTGGAATGGAGCTACACCACGCCCTATCTCGCCACGGCCAAGATCAAGTTTGTGGAACTGCCTCACGAGTACGCGGCCTTGCCGACCCCGCTCACTGAGCCAGCCTACCTATTTATTTTTACCGAGGTCGGCATCCGAACCGATCTTTACACCAGTTACGAGAACTCGATCACTGTTCCCAGCGGCACTTACGCCGGAACTTACACGCCGGGGCCGTTTTCTTTCGATGCGGTCAAGGTGGGACTCAAACTGGACAAGGAAAAACTGGATTTCAAAAGTTTCAAGTTCACCGGCAGTCCGCTCAACAAGATGTGGCCCTTCGCGCTGGATGGCCTCTTGCAGTTGGAGATCGTGGAAGTGGACGCGGTCACGCCGAGTTCCACGACCGCCATCTCCCGCTTCTTTGGCGATGTGTGGTCAATCCAGAGTGATTACAAGGCCACCGCAGTTCCTTTTGGCAACCTGTTCGACCGCAAGTTCCCGCGTTTTCTCCTGAGCGTGTCGGACAACTACACGCAGTTTAGCCCCATGACCAACATCAGCGCGGCCAGCTTCCAGTACTCCGGCACGCTGGCCAGCAACATCGACACCACTTCACAGATCATCACGGTCAGTTCCAGCGCGGCCTATTCGCAGGTAGGCGACTTTTTTGCCGGTGGCTGGCTGGACACCGGCACGGGAGTGAACACCGAGCATCGCGGGATTTTAAGCTCCTCGCCCAGCGCAACCTCGCCCATCGTGACCCTCCTTATCGACCGGCCTCTTATCAAGGCGACTGCGCTCCAAGCCATGACCTTCTATCCCGGCTACGACGGCTCCATCAGCCAGTGCGACTTAAAGTTCTCCAATCGAATCAACTTTGGCGGTCATCCCTACATCCCCAACATCAATCCGGCGGTGAAGGCGCTGAAAGCCAAGAGTACCACGGGAGGCAAGAAACTATGAGCGAACAAGATCAACAATTAAAAAAACCGAGTGGGTACTGGCGGGTGGTCACGCTTTCAGAATATCGCTACGCCAAGGAACGAGGACTTACCGTGATGCGGCTAAATGACTCCAACGACAACGCAGCATGGGTCTACTTCATCCAACTAGGAGAACCGTGAGCGAACCATCCTATTTTGATGATCCGCAAAAAGCGGACGAACTTCGCAAGGAGGCTCTCTCGTGGCTGAACACGCCGTTCCACCCATGTTTTCCAGAGGAAGGCGAGTCGGTGGGCTACAAGGGCACCGGGATCGACTGCGTGGGCTTGGTGCAGGAAATCTTTACTCGCATCGGTGCCACCAAGGCTTGGTTCTTCCCGCGCACAATGGCGGACTATCAGGAACACCAGATGGGAGACAAGATTCTGGACTGGCTGCGGGGAAAAGTGGACGACCCGCAGAGCAAGCTGATGGGCGAAATCCTCACGGAACTCAACGTGCCGCAAGTCTTCAAAGACCCCGAAGCGGTCGCGCCACGGGACTACTTCAAGCCGGGCGACATTCTGGTGTTGCGCCACGGAGGGCTGTTCCATCTCCCGGTCATCATTGACGAGAACCTGCACTTCGTGAACGCAGTGCCGCGCATGGGAGTCATTGAAGGAACGATCCAAGACGCAACCTTCCGCAGCCACTTGGTCGCTGCGTTCCGCTTAAAACCAAAATCGGAGGAACGATAAAATGGGACTTTGGGGAAACACTGCGCAGCAAGCGACGCCGAAGAAGAAGCTGGCCAACATTTCGGTTGACCAGATCAACTCCATCCAGCAAGCCGTTCCGGTCAAGTACTTGGCCGGTCGCCAGTACGTGGGCGGAGATTTTATTTCCCCTGCCTACAATTCCATCGCCAAGCCTATCAAGACCAAGACCGGGAAAAGCGAGACTTCCACCACCGGCTACAATTATTTCTGCGATTTTGCTCTGGTATTTTGCATGGGTGGCCGAGCGCCGGTAGACGCGGTCTACAAGGTGATCGTGGACAACGACATCCTGTGGACAGGGAACGTGACCCGCACGCCGGGCGTGGACAAGGAGATCATCACCATGCCTCAGAACTTCGGCACAATGTACCTTTACTGGGGCAGCGAGACTCAGGCCATCGACTCGGTGCTTCTCAGCCCTCGCGGCACGCCGGGCGAACTTGGCAGCGATCCCACGGACAACACCACGTGGCCTCCCAACACTGGGTCTATTTCCGCTGGCGACTCTAATCCCTTTAGCGGCCACTACGACACCCATCCCGCCTACCGTGGACAGTGCTACGGAGTATTCAAAAAATGGAAGCTTGGGCGCGATCGTACCAACGTGCCCAACATCCAACTGGAACTGAAACGCGGCACGCCTTGGTTTGGCGGGGCTTCTTACGCGGCGGAAGATCGAGGCGTCAATCCTCTCTCCGTCCTGTACGACTGGCTGACCGACCCGCGCTTTGGGATGGGGATGGCCGACAGCCAGCTTAACCAGACTCTCTGGAACACAGCCTTTTCCACCTTGGAATCCTTTCCGGCCCGAATCAGTCCGCTTATTACCTCACAGGAGGATTTTCGCAGAGTGGTGGCCCAGCTACTGGAATACTACGACGGCTGGATTCGCCGCAACGGCAAGGTGATCGAAGTGGGAGTGTGGAACCACGGCAGCAACATCGTATCAAGCGGCACCTTGACCGATGACGATCTCTTGCACGAGCCGGAACTGGAACCGCTGGGCTGGGGGCCGACACAGAACGAGGTGACCGTGGTGTACAAGGATCGGGAGCATCACTTCAACGACTACACGCAAATCCACCGTGACCCCAACAATTTTAGAATCACCGGCGGCCCACGCCCCGAAACCTTGCAGCGGCCTTGGATCACGGACAAGGACTTGGCCAAACGCTACGCGAGGGAAATCGGGGCGATTGCGGCGTTGCCCTACACTTCCGGCGAACTCACCGTGCGGCGGGAATGGCTCACCAACAACTCTATTCTGCCGGGCACGGTGATCACCTACAACAGCGGTTTCTATGGTCTTACCTTTATGCTGCGGGTGGACGACATCGAGTACGAGGCCGACAACGCTGCGGAAGCCAAACTCACAGTAGAATGGGAGCGCAGTAAGTGGCCGGGCGTCTATTATCCGCCGGGTTTCCAAGGGCCGGGCGGCTTCTTTACCGGCCCTCGCGCCCTCTACAAGACAAAGATCATGGAAGTCCCGTACCTCTTGGCTGACCAAAAGTTCGCGACCCAAGTGGTCTGCTTGGCGGTGCGGGGCAACGTGGAGGTGCATGGGATGCGGATTTGGGCTTCCTTTGACGGCGGCACGAGCTACCAGCAGCTTCCCGATGCCTCCTCGACCTCGACCTTTGCCGCCTACGGCACCTTGACCGCAACAATCGGGCCAGCCAACACGTCACTTTTCTACTCAGCCTACGGGATAGATCAGGACGACGTGGTCAGCCAGACTGCGGGACAGCAGACCGATGACAATCTGTTGGCCATCGTGGACAATGAATTTACTTCGATTGGAACAATCACGCCGACTGGTGGCGGAACTTTCACCGCGAATCAAATCCGCGCCCAGTATGGCACCACGGCAGCAACGCACAATAGCGGCGTGGACGCTTTCTTCATGTACCGCAGTAACCTTCTCTTGTTAGACCACGTGGACTTTGTTCCCGGCACGACTGTCCTGTTCAAGTTGCAGCCCTTCACCGAACACTTGGACTACGATCTTTCCATGATCACTCCCATCTCCTACACCATCTTCGGCTTTGCGCCGGTAGCTGCTCCCATTCTCTCCCCTCCGCCGGGCGCGTTTGTTACCAGCGTCACTGTAAGTTCTACCCCAGCGCCTACCGGCTGGACGACGCGCTACACCTTGGACGGCACGCCGGTCGCGCCCACTTCCAATGCCCTGACTGGCTCGCTTACTCTTAGCGCCACCACCAACGTGCGGGTGCGCTTCTTTGCCCCCAACAGCCAGACCAGCGCGGAAACCAGCGGCACTTATACGCTGGTCACCGGCACTGCGCCTACCGCGCAATGCTCTTCCCCTACGTGGACGTTCAGCGGCACCTTGGGCGTCACCAGCGGCAACATTACCTTGACCGCCGTGACCGCCGGTTCATCCATCTCGTACAGTAAAAATGGCGGAGCAACGACTGCCTATTCGTCGCCGGTGGCCTTGGCTGTGGGCGACTTTATTGAATTTTGGGCGACCAAAAGCGGACTCACGGACTCCGCGCACGTTTTCGTGAACAACGAAAAAAACACTTACTACGGAGGAACAGGCTGGGACGGTCATCCCATCCGATAAAAAAAGAGAAAGGAAAAACAACATGCCAAAAGGAACCAAGGTGGAAAAAGTCTACCGGGCGTTGCGTCGTGAAGGCGCTAACAAGGGCAAGGCTGCACGCATCGCGCAAGCTAAAACTGGGCTTAGCCTCGCCACGGGCAAAAAGCCAAAATCCAAACACTAGACAATGTTCAAGAACCGATCCACGATTGACGTGGTAGTGATCATGATGACGCTCATAATCGGCATGGTGCTGCTTCTCACTCTCTTGGGAATCATTGTGGGGAAGTTGAGCCATCCCGGCATGGATGTGTCCAGAGGCGCGGAAGCCCTGACCAATGTCACTACCACCATTGTCGGCGCACTGGTGGGCTTTATCGGTGGCAGGGCCACGGGAAGGTGGGAAGGAGCAAACGGAAAGGAACTAACAAATGGAAAAACAAATTGACAAACGCGGGCTGGATTTGGTGAAACACTTTGAAGGCCTCTACTTGAACGCCTATCAGGACTCGGTAGGCGTGTGGACAATCGGCTATGGCCACACCGGCCTCACTCACAAGGATGGCACGGTGAAAAAAGGGCTAACCATCACGGAAGAAAAAGCGGACGAGCTGCTTCGGCACGACATGGGCCACTTTGGCAAACGGGTGAATGACCTAGTGACCGTGCCCCTTAACCAAGACCAGTTCGACGCGCTCACCTCCTTTGATTTTAATACCGGCGGACTCAAAGACTCCACCTTGCGCAAAAAACTCAACGCTGGCGATTACACCGGGGCGGCGGACGAGTTTTTGCGCTGGAACAAGGCCGGAGGAAAGGTGTTGAAGGGACTCACCCGAAGAAGGGAAAGCGAGCGCAACCTCTTTTTAGGCAAGGAAAAGTATATCGTTGCGGCCTGAAACCTTTACGGATAAAAAGGGCGAATGAATCCCAAACACATCCTGATCATTCTGGCCATCATCCTAGCAGCTTTAAGCTACTGGCTCCCGCAGACCTTGGGCGCAAGCGTGGTGCTTTTAGGAGCCGCCATGCTGATCAGCCAGCCTTAAAGCTTCCTACTTGTTCAGTCCGCGCAGCGTTTGGGCCAGCCTAGCACGGTGGCCGGTCTTGCCGCCTTTGCGTGCCGCCGCCGCCAATTTCGCAGCCGGGATTTTCGCTCCGGCTTTCACTCCCAAGCTGCGCTTCAAAGCGCCGGGGTGCTTGATCGCCCCCGCTATCCAGTTCTTTGCCATGACCGTCTTTAACGCCATCAGTTTTTAACACAAGCTTTTTCTTCCTCCGCGCCTTGAATCCCCGTTTGAGTTGCCAGTCTAAACTTTTCAGTTTCGGCTTCACCTTGAAACCTTCACGCTCCCACTTCTCAGCCAGCTTCAAGCGATGCAACGCCATCCGCATGCGACGCCGCTGCGCAGACAAACTGCAACCAAAAAAATATTTTTGATTTTTAATTGCCAAACCCTCTCCGATCAAATCTCTTTCTTCTGTGCATGTTTGCAAGGCCAGCACAATCAGGATGGACTCTTCATCCCCGCATTACGCCAAGCAAATCTGCAAAACCTGCGGAGCCTTCCTGCGATGGCTCCCACGACCAAAAAAGAACGGGCATAAAAAATTGAGGCCCGTTCTTTTTTACGGACTCAACACCACCAAAGGGTAAACGGGATGGAATCTGCTTGCGCTAAGCCGGAAGAAGCAAAAAAGGGCTGGGACTTTTTTAGCCGCCAGTGCCGGGACTGGGCAGCGAAGAATTTCGTCAACTCTCAGGCAGCCTAAAAGCCTCCCGTTTTCCAGAAATCCCCCAAAGGACGGAAATCGCCGCCCAAAGGTATCGCTCTTTCTCATTGACTTATTTCCCAAGGCGAAAATTACAGGTCAAATTTTCCACTTCGCCAGACATGACACGGCGTTGGCGCGGACGTGCCAGGCCTCATACGGCAGTGGATTGGCCAGCGTGCAGAGATGGTCAGTGATCACAGATTGCCTAACAAGTGAAAGCGCCTAACAAGTCCACTGATAAGGGATTGCCTAACGAGTGCCTAACGAGTCACCATCGACACGCCTAACAAGTCGCACGCTGACAAAATATGTTAAGGGATGCACTAATGCGAAGCGGCAACGCAAGTTAAAACAAGGCGAGACTGGTGTACGCAAAGCGTCCGCGCCTACATTGGAAGTGCAAGCGCGGACGTTGCGGGTTTTAGGATGTCGTTACCTACTTATTGTAATGGAGGGTAACGAGCGGTTTGGAATGAGCACTGGTACCATCGAAGTCCAGACAATTACTGCTCTCAGCGTCTGGAATTCCTAAGTTAGTGCAATCCCTAATTGCGGCTTCGGTTACAGCGTCCAATTCGTCTTGGTCAATGTCATCAAATACGTCTGGCTGGACGTAGCGATAAACGCTTTTGTGTCCATGACTTGAACAGAATTTGCCCACGCAATTTGACGCAAAGCCGCCGATTGAATTGTACCAGCGACGCTGGCCCTCGTAACCGTGATTACTGTACCAAGCGCCTTTGTGCCACGTGCCTTGCGCCTCGTTGTAAATCACTGCCTCGCCTTTGGAGTTGAGGCACGCAATTTTATTGTAAGAACCGATGGATGTTTCGATCAAGTACTTGAGCGTCGCATCCTTCCACGCGAACCGCGCAAAACAAGGTTGCAAGACTTGTTTGGCAAACGTCACCGTGTCGGATTCGTTGCCGTGCGTCTTGATGCTTATCACTCCGTTGTGAATCATGGCGATTGTGCCTTTATTGATCACTATCGGGTGCGCGTTGGCGTCCGACTTGTCGCCGTGCGTGGCAAGCCGGAAGTGGATTAGCATGGCGTGTTTGCCTTGCAACGGCTTGATGGCGTTCCAGAATTCCTTGAAGGAATCAAAGCCTTTGAAGCACTCAATTTTGCCGTTTAATGCGAACGCAAATCCGCAAGCGTCGCGGTTCTCACTGTAGCCGTTGTGCAAATAGCCTTTGCAAATTTGCACGCCCTTGGGTTTGTAGATTGCTAAACACATATTGGTTTTTTTCTTTCTAGTTGTTTTGAGGTTGTGTGAATTTGGCGAGGCCAAGCTTGCGTAAGCTTGACGCCTCGCCGGTTGTAATTTGGTCGATGCTGGTGACTCTAGTCGCTGACTTTCGACCGTTGTCGTACTTCTGGCACAGATCACTCGCCACCGCGTGCGCAAGGCCAAAGCTTTTTGCCTTGACCATTGCAAACGACCGGTGCTCGTGTTGACCCTCTGCGGTTGTTACTTGGATTAAGTATGTATTCATTTTCGATTTTAACTTTCTATGGTTGCGCTGCCATGCTGGATTGGCGGCGGTGGCGGCTTGCGGTTGTTGACCAGTCTCCACAACGTCTTGCCGTTTCTGTCCGGCTTGCCGTACCACCGATTGCTAATGAATGAATCCAAGTGGGGATAGGTTTCAGCCTTTTCGCGCACGTAACGAATGAAAGCCGACACGTTCAACGCCTTGCGCACGTTGTACATCGACCGGCAAAATTCCGACAAGGCCAAGACAAATTCCAAAGCCTTGAAAAAGCTTTGCGCCTTGAGCGTGCCCTTGAAAATTCGGAATTCCAGCGTCGCCGAATGTTCCAGATTGACAGCCTCGTACTTTTCGCCGGTTCGCTGGTGAGCCGTGGCCATCCGTTTGTGAAAAAACGAGGTGTAGTGATTGGCGTCCCTTCCCGCTATGCACTGCACGAAACGGCGGTTGCGTGGCAGGTTGACAAAGCAGACCAAAAGCGCGATTGAATGTTGACTCAGCGTCCAATCCCCCGTGGCGTCCAGTGGATTGCCGTCACCGTGTCGGCAAATATGCACGTGCAAGCCGCAAGTGGTGTTCGACCAGCTTGTCAGTTGTCCGAATTTGCCGAGCCGGTACGCCTCGAAAAAAGGCGTGCAAGCTTGCACGTGTTCAACGTACGAAGCTGGACGCGACACAATCTCGAAGCCGTACTCAGAGAGTGAGCCGTCATCCTTGACCGTGGCGAAGCTTTGCGGCAACGCACGCAAGGTTTCACGCCTTGCGTTGTCGAAGTTTTCATGATCACTTTCCACTTCCAATTCCCAGCCCAGCCACGGCGGGTCGCCGATAGGCGAGTATGAGAAGCGCGAAGGGTAACAGAGATTGCAATACGTCGTATAACGTGTCGAGCGGTTGCGGTTGCTGGTGATACGACGGCAACCGTTGCAACGGAAGAAATTGCGAGCGCAATGTTCGCAAAATCCGCGAATGGTGACGTCGTTGCCGTTGTTGTTTTCTGGCGTGACATCACCGCAAGCTGGACACTCGACCATAGGTGTATCGATAGGCGATGGCATCTTAATGCACCTCCGTTTCTACGTTGTGCCTTGCGAGCCGTGCAAGGTCGGCATTGCGTGCCTTGGCAACGATTGCTAGTTGCATTGCAACCGGCAGTTGGTAGAGGCTGTGCAATTCAAGATTGAACAGCTTCTCAATATCTTTCGCTAGGTCTATTGAGTTGACCGTTGTTGTTGTATTGATGGTGTTTGCTAACATGCTAAAAAGATACAAGACGGCCTCGCAGAAGTCAACGTTCTTACGCGAAAAAAGTATGTAACATTTTTTCCACTTTTTTTACACTCCGGCTGTCAGCCGGTTGACATGTCAGGCCGATTGTAAGCCTTTGATACACAAAAAGTTGCGACAAAATTATACGTGCCGGTCTGGCGCATCGACTTGACAATTTGACCCGGTCGTGCTACCTTGTCACATGCGAGACAGACTGGCATACGACAGCTTGACCCATGTAAGG